CCATTTTTGAATTCTACCTAGTTGCCAACCCAAGGATTTTCTGTCTTCAATGAAATTTCTATCGACCAATTCAGACCGTTGCTGATCCTGATTGTACATCCAAGTCTTCCCGAAAATTGGATTCTTATCCCCAAGTATTCTTAGAGACATTTGAAATTTAGTGCTAGATTCGTGACTATGACCTTTCCAGAATTCAATAGCTTTCTTTCTACTATTCTCTCGTACAGTAGGATCTTGAGCAGCATTTCCCATTCTAGAAAATCTAGTATAGAATTCCGGATGTTGAGCACTATACCTTCTAAGACCTTGGGATACTTTGGGTCCTACCCCATTCATGATGTCACGCCTCGAATAGTGAGTATTGATGTAGTCAAAACCACCTGATCCACCCTTCCTCAAATTGTAACAAAGAGGGTCTTTTTGGTAGATTTCTACCAACTCATTTTCCTTGGCCCAGGCCTCCTCTTGAGTTTCGTACTCGAAGAGGATTTCCTTGATAAAACTGGATACTCCATACTTTCGAATGGCATGCTGGATGACGATTCCGCTTCCCAAATAGTCATCCTCAGGATTCGAAGTTTTGTGAACCCCGATGTAGAACTTGCCATTCACTTTGTTCACTGTCTTATAAACAGTGTACGTTATCATGAACCCTCCTAAGCACTCTACTAATACTCAGGAAGTCACGAATGAGGACGGAGGGAGAATCGAACTCCCGCATGATGGGATTTGCAGTCCCACGCCTTGCCGTCTTGGCTATCCGTCCTAAAGTTGGCTCCGGCGGAGAGATTCGAACTCTACACTAGGGGATCCAAAGGCCCCTGTCCTACCATTAGACCACGCCGGATCAATTCCAAATATTTGGGTCAACTCTACGAGCAACCCGTCTTGCAACCAGATGCTGAATCTGATGAATCGCGAATTTCACTTCGTCTCTTTCATCAGGATGAACCTCTTCCAATTTCAGGTATTCATTCCAAACAGAAGCAGTGGCTTCCAGAACGACCTTCTCCTGCTCTGTCAGTCCTTCTTTCATGCTGGTACAAAATGACACGAGTTGTGCCATTCCCGCGCCATGAAAGAACCTTTGGGACGATCAGGATTCTCAACCAACAGACTGACCCCTCCACTATCCTCGTTGTGAGTGTCTCGGACGATGTAGAACTCGGGTGCGGGCCAGTACACAAGATCCTTTGCGGCCTCCTTCATCCGAACTTTGTCACCCTTCTTGTATTCCATCATCTTGAACCTCGAATGGAGCAAAGTAAGGGATTTGAACCCTTGTTGCCTGCATACCAAGCAGGTGTCCTAGGCCACTAGACGAACCTTGCGGAGCCAAAGATGAGAGTCGAACTCACGACGTCCTCGTTACAAGTGAGGCGCATTGACCGCTATGCTACCTTGGCATTTACAACTCAAAACTGGAGCTAGTGAGAGTGCTCGAAACTCCGCCCTTCGGGATACGAATCCGATGCTCCGCCACCTGAGCTACACTAGCACATTCTCGATCATAACCTGGCACTTCTCATAGTAGTGCTTAGTGTGCGACAATCCCAGTTTATCGAGAGCAGCTGAGATTGAATCACTTTCTTTCAGAGAAGCCAAGAGTTCATCATCACTGACCTTTGCCTTTTTCTTTCTGTTCTTCCCACAGTACGTTTCTGTCTGACTGTCGCAGTTGGGACATATTCCTCTAAGATTTCCTCTACCACCGTTCAGGATATTCCCATCAATGTGATCGAGTCTCAACTTCAAGGGCTTCCCCAACCACTCACATATCCCACAGATCACACACTTATCATGTTGCTCATAAAGGACCCGCTTCTTCTTGCTATCAGTAGATAGCGAGTCAAATTCTGCTTCAAGAAGAAGGTGTTGCCTCTTAACTTTCCAAGTTGCCTTTAGTGCCTCAGATTGCCTTACCAGACATTCCGAGTTTTCTTTGGTTAATCCCGTATTCCATCCAGCAGGAGTATATCTACCTCCATGAACCCGAGATCTTGGTCCTCTTTTCTCCTTACATAGGGTTTTTCGAATTTCTACAGTTGCCCACTTAGGGCCAATTCCATCACACTTTTCACAGTGCTTACTGTAGAAAAACGAACTTATCTGAAACCTACACTTCTCACAAAGTCTGAGTTTTCCTGTCCTTGGACTTCCATCAATTCGTTTCATGAAACAGAAACAAGAAGTCAAAATGTACTCTCATTAGCGAGCTATGGTGGGCATGAGTGGGATCGAACCACTGCTCTTTCGATTATCGATCGAATGCTTTGAACCAACTAAGCTACACGCCCACATTTTGTTACTCCCAAAAACACGAATGCCGCCCTTATTCTGGCGGCAGATCATACGAGATTTTGTTGTTCTCTTACTCTCGCAGACTCCCACCGCCACCCGTTTGGGTGCATGTAATGGTGATGCTAGTTTGCAACGTCTGCTTCATGATTTGATGATACCTCAACTTTCCCCATTCCGGGAAATTATTTTGCTTCCCCAAACTGGAGACTCATTACTTCTCCTGCCAGAAAGGGTGGCGCCAGCACAACTGCTTCAAACAAGAGTTGAGAAGTGTGTCCTTTGTGTTCAGCTACGAACGATTCCAAATCAGCATTGACAGCTGTCTCTCTATGAGAAGAACATCTCTCACAAGATACACTCATAATCTGGAACTCTACATCCATAGCATTCTTTCGAGATTGTTCTACCCTCATGATCAGAGGAACGGTTAGGCTTCGTTTTCCTGACCAAACCAGGTGTTGATCTTGTTTTCGACATACCCATCACTGACGAGGAACGGATGGTGAATCACAGTAACTGTGAGAGTGGGTTCGACATACTCGAATTTCACTTTGCAGCCCATCTTGTCGATGATTCCGCTGTCTCCCACCAACTGAACACCTTCGTTGGTTAGATCTATGCGAATCTTTTCAAGCTGCTGGCGATTCAGTGTGAAGGTTTGAACTGTCTGTGGCATGATCTCTCCTCTTAGGTCAAGTTGAGAATCGTTAGAGTGTCGGTGCCCATCTCCCAGGCAGTGTCAATACGAGGAGCCAGCAGGCCCCTGGACTTTGTGACCACTCCAGTGTAGTTTCCAGAGGAATCTACCATAGCCACATCAGAGTAACAATCCGGATTGAGAGTGTAGGATGTCTGAGTGGAATCGGTCCAGGTGAGGACAGCGCCGGTTGCCGGCGGAACTGTGAAAGTCACTGTGGCGATTGTGGTTACTGGAGCAGGAGCAGTCGTTGGAGTAAATTGTGCTCCACTTGTTTGACCAATCCATGTATGACTGGCATCTGGAGATCCAGTTATCGTCCCAAAGATCATCACTCCGCCAACCTGACCAATGATGTTGGCATGTGCTCCCGTGGAAGCCTGAATCACCTCTTCGTTGGCAGTGAATATACCACTCGTGATCGAGCCATAGGCCATCGTCGAACTGTAGGTGGAGAACGTGTAATCAGTTCCCTCAGTGAGTTGAACGCCACCAGCATAGACTACAACAGTTCCCGATACCACAGGAGCCACGAACTGATAGAGCGTGTTGGTCCCATTTCCTGTTCCGAACGATGTGCTATACTCCACCATGAATGCCGCAGGCAGAGCAGCGAACTGCAATGAACTGAGAATCATGCCAAAGTCAATCGGAAATGACTGACCCACATTCTTACCCAGGGCTGTCAACTGCGTCTCCGGAAGGGTCTGATCATAAAATGGCGACTGTGTGAACGTGGTCTCCCAAGTTCCGGTGTCTGTGTTGCGGACATAGATTCTCAAGAAGTCCGTGATTGTCGCTTCCATGTCCAGCATGCTGATGAGTTCGGTCTGAACAGTGGTGAAATCCAACCCGATGTGAGCAGGCTTGTTTAAGTCGATTGCAGTGTACAAGTTTGAAGTGATCTGCTGAATCTGATTGATATTGACGATATTGATTTCAAGATCAGAAGTGTTGCCACTTCCGTAGTTGATAGACACGACGATTCCATTATGATCCGTCATATCATATCCATCACCAATCTTCTTGTAAAGCTCAACCACTGTGATCACTTGTCCTGTGTAGGCTTCAATGATCTGAGCGATGGCTGTCGCGGTCGAACCTTGCTGGTAAGCAGGAATCAGATTGACGATCATCTGCTTGTAGTCAAGATCGTACTGGGTGCTTCCAGGATATCCACTGCTGATGAACAGAGGGTCAGCAAACCTGCGCTTGATGTCTGGAGGAGTCAGATATTCAGGATTCTTAGCCACGATGTCATAGGCAGTCATGTACTCCAGTCGCGCAAGTTCGATGGCGACCGCTCTCTGAACATGACCCCACAGATTGTCGTCATTCCTTGAGATATAGAAATTGGCAACAGCCGACATGAGGGCATTGAAACGAGCATCCTCATATCGTAGCAGATCCTCACGGGTTCGGAGGTACGCGATATCGGCCTGGAATGCCATTAAGCTGCCTCCTGAGTCTTGTGAAGTCTTGATTCGATCATATAAAGAATATGTTCTCTAGATACTCCACGTTTCTTGGCAGCTTCACTCATACGCTGGATTGTCTCAGGTGTTCTTTTCTTACCTGTGAGAGATTTAGATCGTTTCGCAAGAGTTTCAGGAGAAGGAGAATTGTGATTAACTGGAATTCTAGCAACTACTTCCGGATCCATTCCTCGTAGCCATCCAACTGATAGAAGATTGTCTACCTCTGAAGGAAATACTAATTTCTGAACCTTAGAGTTAGGGTTAAAAACCCATTTCTTTCCAAGTGCGGATAGACGTCCACCTCTTCCTAAATTGGCCAAATGAAGTTTCTGCTTTACTTCACTAGAAACAGATGTCCCTTTCATTCCAGATCTTTCACTACGCATTCTTCTTTCAGCATCTGACTGTTTACGACCTAAGCTAAAGGTGTTTCCATAGAGACACTTCACTCTTTTTGCCACTGTTTCAGGAGACTGTTTCTTTCCTTTCCGGGCAGCACTCATCTTAGCTCGTATTTCAACAGAAGGATTTGACAATCCGTCTCCACCAGGAGTGAGATTGTATCCAAATTTGGAATCTTCGGACAGATATCCTTTGATCAGATTGATTTCAGTGTGGTTTAGTTCCTCGTAATCGGAGACGATAGCAAGAGTACAAATCAAGAAAGCATCAACTCCATATTTACGAACAGCATGATAGAAATACGGACACCCAGTACTTCCATCCAAAGCATTCTTAAGGTGCTCGCGTTCTCGAACACCAATTCCACGCGTACTTTTCCCCACGTAGATCTTCCCACTCGTTTTGTTTACTATTCCATACACATGCATACCATACCTTGGACTAGGAAGTTACGATCCAACCGTGTACAGTATCGTGATATTGCCAGGGGTAAGATACTCAGTGGAGGACGTGGTGATGTCCTTGGCCCCTTCTTCGTTCCACACCTGATAGGTCACTCTATACGAGTTGGAATTGGCTGAGTTCTGATAGGTCGGAATGCGTATCCAGACATCACCAGCAGCCGAGATGAAGAACGACTGATCAGTCCTACTCTGAAAATCTGCAAGGCTAAACGTCCGGGTGTAAGGTTCACTCTCATAGAGGAAACCCACGTAAGCATTGGCCACTCCTCCGGAGTTCAGTGTACTGTTCTGAAGGATGGTATAGGCCACGTACACTCGATTTCCCATGGACACCCAAGGAGTGCTGCTGGGAATCAGGAAGCCAATGTCGTAGGCTCCGTCAGACTTAGCACACTTCGTAAGAGGAATCTGAACGCCAGTCACTCCAGGTTGGGACCTTACCTGCTGAACGAGCAGCGATTGGTCCAGGTCAGTCTCAGCGTTGTTGAGGACTATTCCAATAGCCGAACGCACCAAGTTGTCGACAGTATCCTGGGTTGCTGTTGGACTGATGGTCACTGTCATCGTTATATCCACCGGGCTGGCTACCATCGCCTTCACGAGCACGTCTGCATCAGCATGCTTGCTTGTCGCCAAAGTAGCAGCAAGCTGATCTACCCAAGTTGGGTCTGCATCAGCATGCTTGCTTGTCGCCAAAGTAGCAGCAAGCTGATCTACCCAAGTTGGGATCTGAGTGCTGACTGAGAATACCTCTGATGCGTAGTAGGAAATGAACAGAGGATAGGTCGTTCCTCCAGTGAGGAAAGGCATCGTCGAACTTCCGCCAGACTTAGCTGTAATCGAAGTCTGTCCAGAAGTGGGATCAACAGTCAGAATGAAATCACGATTTTCCTGCAAGACTGTCCAGATCGGAACTGATGTAGTCCCACTGTTCCACACCACCTTGATGTACCGGCTAGTGAGGGGCACTGGCGGAGTAGCATTGATCAGTAAAACATCACTGGTTAAAGTGGTGAGTCCATAGGAGTTCGGTAGCCAAACACCCTGTACCGGAGCAGTCAAGGGACCAATAACGCCTGACTGACTCAGATATGAGGGAACTGTTCCCGTCAAAGTGATTGTGTCAGTGTAGAAGTTGACCTTCTCGGTCAGGATGTACTTGTAGTATGTCACCACAACCGATGGGCTTCCATTCAGGGGAATGCTCGCCTGGTTCTGAATATTTGTACCCAGCAGTTGTAAGTTATATTGTCCATAAGGACCAGCAGAAGTGATCGTGTAATCCACTCCAAAAACATAGGGTGGTCCAACCGGATCATAGGCATTGATAACCGTGAATCCACTGGGAGGAGAAATAGCCCCGGTGCTGGGATCAATCGTCATCACCATGTTGCTGTCAATGAGTAAACTGGTGATTGGAGAGACGTAGACAAGTGTGGCTTGCTGAACTGCCGACTGAGTGCTATCTACCTGCACTGCATCACCAGCGTTGTTAGATCCTCCAGCGAGTAGAAAGTCCTGTGTATGGATAAGTTCAATGTTCGAAGGATCTATGACTCCTGTTTGAGGTCCTATCACTGAATTGATGCTCAGCAACGGCTGCGAAGGAGGAGTGTAGAAAATATCTTCCTGATAGCGACCTGCTAGAACATAACTGATATTGCCAGAAGCCAACGAAGCCAATGAAGCCAACACTCCTGTAATGAAAGCTCCGTTATTCTGAGTTCCAGGCACCTGAACTCCATTAACTAGAGTGTAGGTCATCTCTGCTGGATTGACAAATATGAAAGCCGTCAATCCAGACGGATTGTTATAAATTTGAGCAGTCTGTACTCCCAAGTACACGACTCTGCTCAAATTTGTTGCTGAAAGACTTAGAACCATGTAGAGCGGACTTGTTAGACCATTCACACTGAACTTGATGGAACTTGAAATGGAACTTGAATTACTCAGCAGATTCAATGTCAGAGATCCGGTCTCAGAGTAGTTGTACACCACATTGTTGATCTGTTCAGAGAAGGAATTCCCACGAGTGTAGATGTCAACGCAGCCAAAGATGTGCTTGCCTGGTCTCTTGATTATGAGACCTGAGTCAGAAACATCCGCCGGCAGCCAGTCGCGAAGCATCTCATCATCACCAGCAGCCACAATCATGGCTTGAACAATTCCCGGTGTCTGAATAGCAGTTCCCCAGTACCCGTATCGGGTACCAGTGTCAACTCCAACAATCTTTTTGTTCTTGATGCGCTCTGCAAAACGAGAGTTGAGTTCCGTGTCTACTGCAGGAGAAGTTCCACTTTGATTGATGCAGGACATTCCTTGGGGCACGCCAGAAACTGTCTGGCGGATAGCTCCAGCACCAATTGTGCCCACACTTCCTGCTGTCTGGCAGACCACCGGAATATCGACAGACCACCAACCCTTTGTGGCGTTGTAAAGACTATCGGCGTATCTCGGATCGATTGAGGCACTTCCCTGAGTGGTGAAGTTCACCGATGCCGTGGAACTATCAGCCAGGGTTGCTACAACGGCTCCCTGCTGAATGCTGATCATGGTGGTGGGACGGACATAGGTGAAGAAGGTCACTGTTCCAGCAGAGTATGTGGGGCCTCCTCTGGTTAGACCAGCGTCTTCACCCGCCACGTCAAAAGCATGATCTATGTAGGTCTGGATATCTGTGCTGTTGAGACCGAAGGCCGCCGCCAGCTGCTGTTTTACAGAAGAGTCAGAAACTGAGTCACTGTATCCATTCCCATTGGCATTGTCAATCTGAGCCAATGCTGAGATACTTTGGCAGCACAGAGCATACCACTGCCTGACCGACATGTTGCTGATCTCAACAGCGAATGGGTCGATGAAGAGGTCACGATTCTCTGAACGAGGAGTGAGGTCCAAGTCAGGATAGATTCTGATGATCTGAGAGATCATCCTCTGGGCGACATCCTCTTTCCTCTGAAGCGCAAGGAAATCAGTCGGGTTTACTGCCTTCAGGTTGACAAAGCCACAAGTGATCGGTCCGACCTGCTGAGATTCATAAATCTGGTTCGAAGTGGGATCCTGCAGGATCGTAGAAGCCACTGCGTAGAAGATATCAGCATTGACGTAGGACTGAGCAATCGAGACTGAGTCAAAAGTTGTAGTCGTGAAGTTCTCTGTAACTGTGTAACTGAGGGTGTAATTTCCAGTTATGAGACCAGGAGTGTTGACCATCTCGGATTCGAGACTGCTGGTCTGAACATTTGCGGATCGAGTCACGCTATTGACCAGATCTCCCACTTGAGCATATGGAACGGTGATGCCAGTAGGATCAGTGCTGATCTGAATCCGAACCCCGAGAAGATTGTTGTAGGGAGGAGTCACCCACTCGAGTACACAGGATTGTTGCTGCTTGTAGCAACGGAAACCAGAAGGAGGAGAAATGCGAACAGCCAGGTTGATGTCGTTATAAAAGACAAGGTAGAACTGAATTGAAGAATCGGTGGTGCCAGTACTCAGCACGAGGACTTGAGAAGGAGTCGTGATCTGTTGAACAGGTAGATTTCCGGCCCAAAGAAGAGTTATTGCTGTTGTCGGTGTGAAAACAGCCTTGCTAGTCACTCCTGTCCAGTAATCAGTGGCTGTAGGAGCACCTGTAATGGTCTTCAGATACATTGCTGTGCTGGCGTTGAGGATAGTTCCATCAATGACAGCGGTCGCCCCGGTGCTGTTTTGGACTACAGCTTCATTCACGAGGAAGGAGGTCATGCTGGTCACTGAGCCAGGAACTTCAAGATCCAACGGAAATACCTGACTATATGCCTGAACAACCACATTGTTCGTTCCATTCGCAGTCTGCACCAAAAATGGGAGAGAAGCAACATCAACCGACAGCGTACTGTTGGCAACAATGTTCGGTGATAGGATAGTCAAGCTCATGGGGTGTTGTTCGCTCTCAGGGTTAAATTGATGTTTTGCAGTGCTGATGTCTTCTGGTTAGAGGTGACTGCAATTGACACTCTGACCAAATTTGGATTGTTCGGATCTTGCTGAGCCGAGATACCATTGATAGCTACAAGAATTTCTCCGTTATCCAAATGTTGAATGGTTGCTTGCGACCTTTGAATGTTCTGCATGTTGGTCAGAGCATTCGTGACCTCTTGACTGATATCGGTGTCTGTGATGTTCACACCAAACTTCTTGCCGATGTAGTCCTTGATGTGACACACAAGTTGAGGATAGAACCCACAAGTCGACGTGAGGATCCACTTTAGGCTGCGCTGTATGAGTTTGTCCTGTCCCCAAATATGGAGCAGGCCGCCAGAATTTTGAATGTGCAAATCATTGACGTGCGAAGTTCCATTGCAGCGCAAACAGAAATCCACGAATGTTCGGTACGAGACTTCCAGCAGAGGTTGAGATAGCCGAACCTCCTGTTTGAACATGATCTTGAAGAAAGGTTCATCAAGAGAAAGAGTATCCGGATCTTTGAGAACCTGCCAACCATATAAGTTGTGATTCTGAGGAACTGCAACTCCGCCTATGAACACCTGAATCTGACTAGTGCCATTCAAAGGAGCTCTCATATTCATGATTGGATTAGCAGCTAACAGAAAGGTCCGATAATCGAACGGACTTACGACATACCTCTCCAGTGATTGAAGATGGTCACAACCTGCAGATTTTATAGACAGGTCATAAGCCACTAGAGTCCCCCACCTTCCGAATTTTTCTTCCTGTTAAATCGATTGTTCTCATGTCGTTGTCGTAGGACTCTGATAGGTGCGGTTAGAGATTGCCAGTTCCCAAGGAGTTGGAGGATCCATCTGATTGACCCGGAATCTCGCCACTCCTTGATACAAATCTGTCTTATCCTGAACCAGCACCGCCTGGTATTGGGGTTGAGAAAACAGGTTTTCCAGGTTCTGTATCTGAGTTGTAGTTTCCAACGCCGCGCCATTGGCGTCTTGGGCGTCATCCTCATTCATCTCGATGAGCGTTCTCACGTGATTCATGGAGAATACACCGTCATCTTGACGATTGAGAGTGTGTTGAAAGTTACCCTTGATGGTAGACACAGTCACCATGGGAGCATGATCGTTTCTGTAAGCATACGAGAAGTGACCATTGGGACCAGGCTTCCAAGGATCTTTCTGGAATGTGGGAGTCAGAGGCTCCTCGTGAAACTCTGAATAGTACTGCTCTAGCAAACCGGCTGTCTTTCTAAACTGCTGAGCACGCATCTGATGATGCTGCTGGATCGGAGTGAAGTTGGCCGCCTTCTTGTTTACCCAGCTTTCAAACGCAACTTTCTGGCTGTAATTCAAATGGCCCAGGAAATTGAAAGGAGGTCCGATGTTTGCATACGTTGACATTCTTCTCTCCTATCCTATTGTGCAAGCACAAGATAACATCTGAGAACCATTCACATAAAGATAAGCAGTAGCATATGTGTATCCAGAACCTCCAGAACTTAGCAACCCAGTAATGGAGTAGCTATAAGCATTGTCAAAGCCAGCATAGCCTTCGTTAACGACTGTGGTACTTCCTGAAGCTCCACTTCCGTTACCAACAATCTGAACCATAGTAGAGGGGTACGACTCGTATACCCCTCCACCTGCCAAGCTATAAGTAAAACCAGTCACTGGGCCGCCAGCAACTGCCGTCACTGATATCGAAATAGAATGACTGTAATAATTCACCATCCCGGTTACAAAAGTATTTCCCGATAGATAGGTGATAGTTCCAGATATCACAATACCCACTGTAGAAGTAAGAGCACTCAGTGTCAGAATAGGAGTATTTGAGGCTGTCCATCCTATAATCCAGGCATTTCCAGTACCTCCCATTATTGGAGTTGCTGTTATCACAGAAGAGCTAAAGCTGGAATCAAAAGTTAGAACACAGGTTGTTCCATTTTGCAACGGAGGCAATGGTTTAGCTAATGAAATGGTGAAGGTCACTGGAACTCCGTTACCCGTCACCGTTGTCGGATTAAAGCTCGGAGCAGACAAACCAGGATTCACTAGCCAATCAACTTCAATTCCAAAACTTTGACCTCCACCTTGGCTTGTAACTTGGAACATATCGGCAAATCCTGATCTGTACCAAGCCAGGTCGTCCTGTGTGATTGTGATGTTGGTCTTTGCCACATTGGGATCAGAGGAGTTGCCATTATAATACAAACCAACCGATCCTACCACTGGAAATGTAAAACCCAACTTGCCTGAATAGCTTCCGTTGTCTCCGGTTACATTCAGCATCCCTGGTGGTGGATTGGTTGGAGATGCTCCGTTGAAACTGGGAAGAACGAAGTTCGTTCCACTAGATGTGCTGTTCGTGAGGAACACATATCCAGTGGAGCCTTCCAGCAAGCCCAAATATGGAAGAGTGGTGTAGTTAATACCCTGGACTTGAACACTGATTGTTGCCGATGATCCGACAACGTATGGACCCTGACTTGTTGGAGTCAAAACCAAATTGCCATTAATGACGCTAGGAGGAGCAGGAACGATGGTAGAAGCAACTGGAAGAATCAGAGATCCGGCTCCAGTTCCGTAGAAGAGGTCAAACTGACATTGAGAAGCACCAGAAGCGAAACAGATTTCAAATGGATAGACACCTGCCGTCGGAAAGTTGACTACAAAGTTATCGGTCTGATTGTAAGGATAGACTGAGGGAGGACCTGTAAGACCAGAATCTCCGAGCAATGGACTGTATCCCTTAATCGGAGTTGTGGTCATGTCATTGAATCCCTGACGACCTGAGACGTACGAAGCACCCTGAATGGCAATAATGCAGGTAGAGTTCAGGACCGCCATCAAATTCATGTTGCCTGCAGACCCAACTACAAAGTTGCCAGTGAGACACACTAGAGAAGGATAACTAGAGATGGTTTGATCACCACCGTATCCACCAGCTGAAGTGACAATGTTACTGACAAATGGATTGGCTTGGTTGCCAACTGCGTGAGGATCTCCTGAAAACAAACTTTGTGGGAATGTATTGAACATCAAGCCGCTGATGCCAGACGCCACTGCGTTTCCAAAGTTGCCGGCTGTCAATCCTGATGGGAAATTTGCGTTGTAGTTGGCTGTGTTCACATATGCAGTGACCGGAGTGACGGCAATGGGACCGTTGATAGCTTGCCATACCACATTGACAGCATTGGATGTCAAACCAACACGAGAGATGGTAGCCTGAATGCTATCAACACCTGCTAATGTGCCGATATCAACAATTGATCCAGAACCGGCCCCTGTTCCAGAAGTATTGACAGAGATGGAGCCAGTTCGAGGACTGCCTCCCGATGATGGTGTAATGGTATAGTTGACTGTCTCTCTCGGCATTTCAGTCCTCAACCTGCGTAGTAAGTTGGAATGGAGCCACTTGCAGGTACCAAGTAGATTGCTTCACTCGTGTACTGCAGCCACTGAAAAGTGACCGATTTTGAAATTCCCTTGTCAATCACTGACACGGTTATGTTGTTGCTTCCCAATGAACCACTTAATGGTCCAGCCAGCTGAATCAGAGCTACAGCACTACCAGAAGCTCCAGTTACAGAGGTCACGGTCGCTGAAACTCCTGGTACTGAAGTGGTTGCTGTAATGGTGCTTGTTGAAGTAGAAATCACTCCAGTTGCAACCACGTAGAATGACATGTTCGGACGAGGACTGACTGAACTGATGTTACCAGCATCCACTCCTCCTACGAATCCACTTGGAGATCCTCCAGCAACATAGTCCGGCCCTGACACCAGATGCAAGTTAGAGGCTACAGTCAGAGACAAGGTCCTTGTGACATAGGCTGTGGTAGAGTCTGTCAGCCGGAAAGTGAAGCTGTATGTTCCAACCGCAGTTGTAGTACCAGTGATGGCTCCATTTGAGGGATTCAGACTCATACCAATTGAAGACAAAGAAGCTGCTGAGGAAGGATCAATTGACCAAGAGTAAGCTCCCACACCGCCAACTCCAGTTAGAGCGGCGCTGTAAGCCACTCCTGCTGTTGAGTTAGGAAGTGAAGAAGTAGTAATGACCAGAGTCGTGTTCTGAACCCTTATGCTGAGAGTGGCTGAAACTCCGGTGTCTCCAGTGTATCCAGGGACTCCAGACAAGGCCGCATTCAGACTGTCAGTGGCCGTTACAGTAAAGGTTGAAGTGCCAGTTGCAGAAGGAGTTCCAGATATCACTCCTCCAGAACTCAGAGTCAGCCCAGTTGGGAGACTTCCAGAAGTGAGAGCCCAGCTAGCAATAGGAGGATTGTTGGTGGTGGCCGCCAGGGTAGTGCTGTAAGTGCCTCCAGCAATTCCACCCGGTACGGCAATGGTTGTAACCTTAACCGATGACACAGTCGTGAGAGGAACAGGACCTGTGAAGTTCTGACCTGTACTATCAACCACTGTAAATATGTAGTTGTGTCCGGTGAGAACCAAATCACAAGTTCCTGAGATGACTCCACCAGAAGACAAAGACAAATAGCTAGGAAGACCGGCTGAACTCCAAGTGTACGGAGGAGTGCCAATTCCTGTAATGCCTAGATTTCCGATGTAACCTTGTCCACCCTGAGGAGCGCGAATTATTGAACCAACTCTAGAATGGTCAATTGAAATAGTATTGACCGTTACTGCAATCGAAAACACCCCAGAGGCTGAATTCGCTCCACTATCGAACACCTGAATTGTTACTGACTGAGGTCCAGACAGACTGCTGGGTCCTACGCCACTGATTAGGCCGCTCGAATTCATAGAAATTCCAGCAGGAAATCCACCAGTAGCCACTGACCATGTGTATCCTGTTCCTGTTCCTCCCCGAGCATTCATTTGTACAGAATAAGCAGCAGACTGAGTTACATTCGGAAGAGGAGAATTGTTGATAATGATCAGAGAGTCATTCAGAGTAATCGGAAGAGAAGTTGTTGCTACCACCCCTCTCGAATCTGTGAACGCAATCCCCAGAGTGCTCGAGAAAGCCGTGAGTGCTGTTGTTCCAGATATATTTCCGTTGGGGATAGTAACCGGCAACGATGAAGTCGAAGGTGTGAATCCTGGAGGAAGACTCCCACTGGTCAGTGTCCAAGTGTACGGTCCGACTCCTCCAACTCCCTGCAAAGTATTACTGTATGCGATAGTTGGGAAAATCTGATCAAGATATCCTGTGAGGATCGCCAGAGGCGTGACGTACTTGGAAACAAATCTCTTGTAGAGGAACCCAACCGCCCCGGTTGTCGCTATGACCTTGAACCAGACGTCAAAATATCCGGATTCCGTAGTTGTTCCCGCGACCGTCACTTGTGTTGGAGTCACGCTATTGACCACTGCTGTGATTCCAACAGGGAGCCTTCCTGCAACGATGGACACCGAAGACAAAGTTCTGTCGGCTTGAATAGACCCAGAATACGGAAGCTGAATGGTGCAGTAGGGACTTCTGGGATCACCAAGATTATCGGTCAAAACCACCACACCAGCATAATTATTCCAAGTGATCGTGACTGTTCCAGTAGTCACATTGGCAACTATGTAGTTCAGGACCGTCGAATAGACATTGGTGGAAGTGAGGTATCCATAGATCAGTCCAGAACTTGAATCCAGTGACAAGCCACCCGGCAGGAAAGAACCAGTTGCCAGAGAAACCGTGCATCCTGCTCCTTTGCCGAACGATGGTGAGTTGAAAAGGGGCTTCAGTGGATTCAGGGTTACTAGATTTCCGACTAGATACGGAATAGCTGAAGAACTCAAGTTTCCACCCACAACCGCCGAAGTTGCACTGTTGGAGTTCTCCACTGCATACTCATGGCTGACAGTTGCCACCTGATTTCCTGCAGCGAGAATTGGAACCGAAGTCGTTCCATTGGCACTGCCAAAGAAACTGGGTGAAACTGTCTGCTGGAAGATCAAATCTCCGCTCGTCAGAGTGATGCTTATTCCGTTTGACGAAGTTACTGAGTACGAACCCAGGGTCAACCCAGACAAGTTTGAAGAATCGAGGGAAAGAGAAACTGTCGTTGTAGTATCCCCTGATTCCCAAAGATGATCAACAATCGGATTGTACAATCCAACATTGGCAACCTGAAGACCGACCGTGTAATTGACACTTAGGTTTTCGGTGTGGGAAGCAGAGTCAGTAACCAAGAAAGATAGGGTCTGAATTCCAATTTTATCAACTGTTGGAGTCAGAAGAAATTCCCAACGACCGTCAATCAAGGATCCAGAAGATGTGATACCGGCTCCGTCAGTCATGACTACAGTGTAAGGTCCAACTCCACCAAAGATTCCCAATCCGATTCTGAACGTCTCTCCAGCAAAGACTACTGGCAACTGAGAAGGATCCAAAGTCAAAGTGGCAGGAAGAAGATCGATACCAAAGTACTGCATGGCAACGGCTCCAATGGCATCAGCCACTTGAATCGTTACAAAGAACGGTGTCGTGAAATCAATTGTGGAGTTGTTTGTGGTCGGATATCCGCTTATGAGACCGGCAGAATTCACGATCACATTGTTGGGCAAACCACCAACTGAACCTGGAGTAACTGACCAAGTGAACGGTGCGATGCCTCCTGTATTCAACAGCTGGTAGGAATAGCTCGCCATCACTTGTGCAGAAGGCAAGTAGACATTTCCATTGATGATGGGAAGACCAGTTGTGCTGATCGCCAGGTTGCTACGAACAGCAACGTCTACAACGAGAGTGTCGATGAATTCTGGGTTGCTGCTGTCACTCACTGAGAAGGTACACTGGTAGATTCCCAGAACCATCGGAGTTCCTGTTAGCGTTCCATCAATTGAAAACTTGAGACCATAGGGAAGATCTGCAGCGTACCAACTGTAAGGAGCGATTCCTCCAGAAGCCGTGAAGCTGATTTCACCCATCGGCATACCAGCAATCACATCAATTTCAAGAGTCGTTCCTACCGCATTCACCAAAGGAAGATTAGAAGAATTGATGACTACTGGAGAACTGCTGGAAGTTGCCGCTGTAAGAGCAGGTGTGATATCCATCAGTTCCTGCACCTGAGGTCTTCCAATGAGCGGAAAGACATCTGCTGCCATGGTGCCCAGAATTGAACTGGCATTCTGGTAGCGAGACAATGTCACCAACAACTTCAACTCATTGGTCACCGTGTCGCGAACCAAAGATCTCATGATCACAGCATAAGGTTCGGGAACTCCTCCAGCCAGCGCGTCTGTGATCTCGAAGCCGGTGGTGCCGTACATGCCCACCGTTCCCGTTATGATTTCTGACGAGGCCTGAGTCGGAATCCAAACTGAATTGCTGACAAATACCGATTTAGTGATAGACCGGCGAAGTTGAACTGCCGGCGAGGCAGTCGAGTAATCATTTTGGACTTCAACTGAAAATGTGACCACGCCAGAATTGCCAAAGATATGGCTGACCGTCTGTACACTGATGGGAAGCCAGGCAGTTGTCTCTGTTGTTGAGAATACCAGACGCCACTGAGATGCACCAGTATACGCAGATAGTGAAATTAGAACTGGCTGGTTTATCTGAGCCGTAGTTAGGTCAACTACCACCGAACTGTCAGTGAAGACACTTGGAAAACTGAGGTAGCTTGTCCATCCAGAAGCATTGGCATAATCCGGATCAGCCGACAGGGCCTGCATTTTGACACTGTATCCATCCAAGGCTATGGTCGTCTGAAAAGAACGTGAACTGAGGGTTCCTCCAAACTCCAAACCGGTGGGAAGATTTCCTTCCACCGACTGAAGTAGAGGATCAGTGGGATTGGAAGCCGCAATAAGCCAGATATTCCAGTCATTGTAAACAGAGTATCCTCCATTAACTGCAGCCGGATTCCAATTCAGTGTCAGAGTGAGATCCTCTTCAATACAACCCGAAGTGATGGCATCCTGAAGAGGAGTTGGATTAATGGATATGCTGATGGTTGTTGCGGCTATCTCTGCGGTCGGAGTAGTGGAATCTACGACTGAAAATGCCACTGAGTACGGTCCAATGGCCGACAACGATGGAGTTCCAGTGATCGCTCCGGTAGCAGTATTGAGCACCAGTCCATTGGGGAGACCTGATGCACTATATGTATACGGAGTGATGCCTCCAGTAGCCGCCACGGCATTGTTATAAGCGATGCCTGCTGTACCACTTGGAAGAGAAGTCGTAGAGAAAACCAAAGTTGACATGCCTGCTCCGCTAACCTAGACTTGGAACTGCCGCTGAAGAAGAATCTGTGATGATGATGCCTCCAGCAAACGAATCAATCCCTGATGTGGGATACTGTAGCACCGACATCGTGTTCAGGGATGCCTGACCTCCTGACGAAAAATCAGGGCTACAAATGATTGAAGAACTAATACCCGCAGTTGCCACAAGGATAGAACTAGTAACCCCGGTTTCTCTCAAAGGTGAGTGAGTTTCCAAAACCAGGGAACTACCATACTGCACCGCGTAGAATGGACCTGCTACTCCAGTGCAAGCTAGATCTACTGCTGAAGAAGTCATCTGAGATCCAGAAAGAATGATTCCTTGCGTTCCTTCGCTCAGGTTAATCAGACCTTGATGCATCTCAACGCTGCTCTGATCAAAAGAGCCAGCTATAACATTGTTCACGAAGTTGCAGTCTACGAACTCAATATCTGAATCGACACCCTGCACTGCTCCGTTGATAAATCCCTGGAATGTAATACCGCTGAACACTACCCGCGAATCGTTCATATAGAAAGCAGAAACCTCTCCATCTCCAAAGCTGACACCTGTACCATCGATTACCACACCGGGACCCAGGATAGTAAGAGATCCCTCTTCTTGTATTGAGTATCCTATGATTCCCAGAGCATAGTATTTGTCAGCACGGATGGAAGAATCACCACCCAAATTCACAATTTCCAATGAGGAATAGCTGGACAAAAGATACGGAATTGGCGCTCCGGTAGCTGTCACAGGAGCCGCAACATTCAAAATCACTCTATGCAACAGGAGTGGAGGAAGAGTTGCCAGCGCGGCCTGAATGGTCATCATCGGAGTGGTGAGTGACAAACCATCGTTAGAGTCCTTACCAACTACTCCGTTCACATACAGATTCACCGGAGAAGATGTCGTGGTGGCATATACCGATCCCGACGTGACAGATGGGCCATGAACCGCAAATCCGACATGAGGAAGGATCTGTGTGAATCCTCTTGTTGATGGAAGACTAAGTTGAATCGTCATACGCTTGTCGTCGGCAAGGGATTGAATGAAGTCGTTGGTGTACACCGGGACTTCGAAGACATTTTCTACGTTGTTGTACAGCTTTGATTCATAGTTCGAATCAAAGTAGGATGAAACCGGCTGATTGATCAAGTCAGTATCGTTCCAAAAAATGCCAGTGGGAAGTGAGGTAACGATGGGAAGCTCTCTGCTGTAGGGATAGACATCCTTGATTCCCACCAAAGGAGCCGCGCCTGTTCCATTCGTGGTGACCAGAGCAGAATCCTGGGTGTAGATCACATCATAATTCCGGTTGGCAACTCCCTCTCCCTGATAGGGAACAATCAGTGTTGACAACATCAACTGAGCATCTGCTCTGAAAGCCGGAAGAATTGCTCCAGTCATGAAGAATCCCTGTACTTCGAGATTCACCGTGGCCGGAATGGTGATAGTCAGCAAGCCATTGTTGGTGAACTGCACTGAAGTAATCGGAACCGCTGTGAGAGTGCCGGAGCCGCCGTCTACCCAGACATACCTGAGGACGTCATTTCCCGAGATTCCCTTCAACACGCAGTTTGTAGCTGCGGCCACGATTATGTTGTTGACGCCTGAGTAGAACTTTTTAGACACCACCTGAACGCGAGTGTCCATCAAATAGGTGCCAGTGGTATCAGCATAGGTGCCGAAGAGAACAGTCTCTTCAATCGCCACAATCCCTCTGACCGCTGCATTGTACACGAGTTGGGCAGTGTTGGCACAAAGAATTGTGATCTGTAATGGATCAATCATGTTTCCGAGGATAGTGACTGCCATCATGTTCACTGGAGCAGAGGCTGTAGTCGCGAGGGCAACTGAGAACGGAGCTATCATGCTTCCAGCATCATTCACGCTGACGATGTGCAATCCCTTTAGATTTGTGTTAGCCTGACTGCTGGGAATGGCCAGAGTTGTATAGCTGCCTCCCAGTGTAACTCCAAAGATTGTGGATGTAGGCACAGTCACAGTGTTATTGATGACGAAAGTGAGAAGAGTTCCGCTGGTAGAAACTGACACCACATGATACAATTGACCAGAGATAGCATTCCAGGCTGTGATCTGGGAAGCCAGCCAAGTTGTTGTTGGGACCGGATTGGGAATGCTTACTGTGGTGGTTGGTCCTGAATTGGAAGCAACAACAACTCCAGGAATGAGATTGAGAGTAGCTCTGACTCCAAATACCTTGTTGCTGTACTCATTGTTGATTACAGTCAGGTTACCATCCACAGATGTGGAGTTTTCATACTCTGAAACTCCAAACACAGGTAAGCTCTTGCCGCTCGCTGTGTCAAGAAGGGTTCCACCATAGACCTGTGTGGGAATTTGTCCCAAGTCAAATCCAGATCCCTTTGCATAGCTGATTCCGAGAGTCACATACAGAGGGTTAGCACCAGGATCGAAAGAAGTCCCTGAGACATTCTGAGCAATTGCGATTGTAATAGTTTGTGGATTGGCCAAATTCAATCCTGTGATGCTGACTTGGCCCTGCATGAGAAAAACTGGATTCTTGATGTTGTTGATATTGTCACTGACCAGAGCCATGACCTGCACAAACTCAATAGTGCCAACTGAGGGAGCGACAGTAAGTGAGAATGAATCACCCTGAACCCAAGGTCCTCCAATGATTCCAGCAACATTCTTGCTGTTGATGGAGACCTGTTGAGTTAGATAGTACAACCGATTGTCAGCACAGAAACCGTTCATGTAGCCATCAAAGGTGCCTAGACGCAGAGTGTTTGCAATTCCTGTCTGAGCCACCGAGATGTCATAGGTAACCTGAGATCCTAAAGAGTTGACTGGCGGAATCAGACTGGTTCCTCTGCCAACTGCCTGCCGAGACTCTCCTGTGATGAGATCAACAAATCCTTTCCTGAGGACGTTGTCGTATTCATAACCCTTGAGAGAGACCGTTAGGCGAGTGTCTACCACCTCATCCGAGGTGATGCCATCTGCAAACTTACCATCAAAACGTCCCGATACTCCAGAAGTCAACAAGCCAGCACCAAACGGATTTGACTGAATTGAGAAATTGCTGCTGTTCTTCTGAAAGATGACCGCCAGAGGATAGGCGTAGGAATATCCATCCAAGGCTCCGATCCCGTTGGTGGTCGTGCCATCTCCGGCCCTCCACAAACCGCTGTCTCCATTAATCGTAGACATGGGTGTATAGGAGAAAGGGTCAGCAACAATGGGATTTCCGTTTGTGTCGGAAGCATAGACAGTGTTGGCAGGATCCGTGGGTCCGCTGTTTCCTGACAGGAAGGTCGGCGCCAAGCCATTAGATTGCGAGAAATTGTAAGCCAGCGTTACCGGCTGAACTCGAATGGCCCACTGAATCATGGCACGAGTTGTAGTGTTGTCAGATTCAAATGGATCAACAACATCCATGAGCAGAGAATTTGCCAGAGTCGGATCAGGTGCGGCAATGATCGACGCCATGTTAGCAGTCCGGCAGCCGTTCGGAAAGAAGAAGTTTCTAGGATATGACAGAGTGTTGTCAACATAGTATGCTGTCAGATCGTTCTGCAAAGAAGTGTAGCGGAACTCTACAAACGCGATGTAAATGGTGGCTGCCATATCCGCCGCCGCTGTCTGGCCAACTGGAGGAGGAAGCACCACGTTGTTTACAGTCATGTCGCTGGAAAGGTTGCCAGCGATAGTCACGATCTCCCCTTTGAAGAGGACATTGAAGGCCGGAACCTGAAAGGTGTTGGCAACAGTCGGCGTGAGAACAAATGGAGACCAGGATACTGCCCCCGAGACCGTCTCGTTGTCCAGTATGCGCTGGCGTTTGTAGTCCTGCAGATCCTGAATCAGATTGATATCTGCGTCGGACAGGTGATGCTCAAACATACCAACGACAGTGGTAAGAGCCTTCTGGCCAGGATCCAGAGTTCTGGAGACGACGGATTTCGGATATGTCTTCATGTTTTCCTTGAGAACTGCTCACCCTATTAAGTGATCATGTAGTGCTTTTCCCGGATTCAAATTTTCAGAATCCAGTTAGGGTGCATAGTCCGGAGGTAGATCCGTGCCAACATCGTCGATTCTTATCATCCCAAGGCCTGGAGTTTCGTCATGTCTCATCAGTCCCAGAGATAACGATCCATTCTTCAATCCAGTTTCCATGGGACATACTGGGTTTGCTGCCAATGGAATGATGTACAATACAGGAGTTCCACATCCTGTGGTTGCTTCCTGGTTCTCTGAAGAACCAAGTTCCACACGTGGAAGTAATCCTACCTTCCCCAGTATCGGGCTGGCTCTGTTGTCCAAGACGGATTTCACCATCTACGATGAATCCGATAGACATCTTCCTCTATGGATGAGGTTCGTACTTGCGGACAATTTTCTGCTCACGAACAACTTTGATGGATTACATGGGTTCACACCCAGTGAAGTGAGTTATGCACAGGGTGTGATTAGCCTCCTGTTCACACCAGATCCTGGACTTGTTCTTCAAACCAATCTGGTTATCACTATCGATTTCTCTAGGGACACTGCTGCCATTGAGTTTATTTCGGGTCCTGGTTCGGCGGAAGCGTAGGGTTGATATCTACTATCACTCCTTCCGGAGTCACCTTGGCATCCACTGGTCCCAACTGGGAGTAATCGATGGTCTGAGGGTTGTTTATCCGCTGCCAGGTCGCAGCGGCGATTTCACACTCTCCAGGATCCATACCAGATCTCGTGTATGTTTGGAATACATGAAGCAGGTATGTGTGTAGGTTTTCTGGAAGGACAACGACTTTGACATCCATGTTAGAGAGATACCGGAGTTCTGAAATTTGAGGACAAATCACGAAAACGAGTATTAGATTCCTGAGTTCCACCAAATCAAAAGGAGATTCCGATGGAAATGGCAATGAAGTATCCCGCATCCCAGAAGTTGGGAGCGTGGTCGATGATTATGACTCTGATGCTGGGGATGTTCGTTTCCGCCGGCATCGTGCAGACAACCGGATGCACTACCAGCCAGGTCGAGAGTGAAGTCAATGCGGTGTTGAGTGCTGCTCAGGCAGTTCTCAAGGTTGCTGAACCCAATGCACCTTGGGTGCCCCAACTGACGGCAGCCATTACAGCCTTGCAACAGGCAGAAGCATCCTGGAAGGGTGGCAGTTCAATCGTTGTTGTGGAGTCTGCGTTGAACACCGTTGCCGCCGTGGCCTCAGTGATTCCTATCGCGTCAGCTTACGGTCCATTGATTGACATCCTCGTAGCTGCGATTGACCTGGTACTGAATACCATTCAGGTGGACAATCCGACTGTCACTGTCAAGGCAATTGCTCCGTTCGGACCGTTCAACCATCATGGCCGCGTCCAGTTGAAGAAGCCCGGAACATTCCAGAATCAGGCCGGTGCGATCAAGGCTCAGTGGAATGCTGCTGTCAAGGCGAATCCCGCGTTGGCTGCCGCAAAGCTATAACATAACTCATTCATTCGACCACGAGAGGAGGCCAGCTTCGGCGGGCCTCCTTTCTTTTGAGCATCAAACGAGATACAATCTTGACTGACCCCTTCTTCTCAATTTTCTTAATCCATGACGGAGGTATCGTCACAGCGATAGAGATGTCAGCACCTTTCAACATCGGATGCTGGGCAAGCAGAGCGTTGTCGTCCTCGTATCTCATGTCCGGCACTATGTATCTGTAATATTCCGGAGGTACGACAAACTTGACTTCCACCTTGGTGGAATCAAACACGAAACCTGACGGCTGATCAATTGTACCGAAGGTGCTCTGGCCCTCTTCACCGCCGTTCAGACCCTGTCTCCTGATGCTTTCCATGTACTTGGCAAAGGTCTCATGATAGACCGGAAGTCCATTGGGATACCTGGCTCTGAGATTGTACTGGAAGGGAGAATCCCCTGTGAGACGGATGCCCCAGGGATTCATGTCGCTGTCAAGGACTGACCTTACTTCGCTAGAGAATCCCACCAGATACAGAGAGTTGAATGGGACATGCCAGAACTGCTGGGGAGCGAGATGATCTTCAGAGTCGTCATCCACCCATGCCTTCATCCGAACAACATCGGACATGCGATAGACACGTTCCTTAAGACGCAGAAGGATGTGTTCCATCGCCTCTGCAGGAACATGCTTAAACTGGATGGGAACCCAGGGTCCTGGTTTTAGAATTGTGTGATCTGACGGAGGCGGCATCTAGGTTAGCTGCACACCCTTTCCGAACACGAACTCAGCAAGCACCTGTGACCGCTGGTCGGCGGGAGTCTGAGCCAGAAGCTGCTCAAGTTGGGCTGCGGTCTTCTTGATCTCGGCTTCCTTATTGATCTGCTTCTTCATGGCTTTCCCCCTGTTCTATTCTACGGAGATTTCCCATGAAACGGGTAATCTCTACCTAGAATAGAGAAGTTAAAATCCGGTCAATTCGACTTCGTACTCGAAGGCATCCTGCTTGATCTTGTAGACGATTCCTTCACGAACCAGCTGGGCGAGGAACTTGGCAAGGCGCAATTCGCAAACGTCTTCGTTTTTGTCGAACCGGATAGATTTCATTGTTTCCCTCCACCTCTCTCTACGGAGTTCGTGCGAGTTCCAGCTAACAAATGTCAAAAGAAAAGGCCTCCGAAGAGGCCCTCTCTTTGCCACGTATTCTTTTACAAGGAACTTGCGTCGTGGCTAACCTCGGACAGCTGTTTCTTAGGCAGCCATCGGCAGTGCATAAGGTTCTGCACTTAGGGTTTGACTCTCGTTACGGTGAGCATCATTTCCGGCATGAGACCGCAGATCTTCAATCCTGTCGAAACCGTGACGCCCCCTTCATAAGCACTCTTGTTCCCGCTTCTGAACAGTCTCTTCTCCAGCGACCGTATGAAATTCTAGGCGAAGTGGAGAGTGCTTATGGTGGAGGCGGCGGGAGTCGAACCCGCGTCCAAAATTGCGTCTTCTACAGCGTTGACATGCTTAACTTGTGTCCACGCGAAACCCGAAGGTCAGAACTTGTGTCCACCAGGTACCAAACTCAGGCTCCGCGTGGAACCTAGAAAAATCAATATGTGATCGCGACCTTCATCTTGCGGAAGCGGTCGACTGCCTGCTTTGAGTGGTCAACTGCTTGCGCGGTCTGCTTCTTGGTTTGTTCCCAGAAAGAAACCATCGCCTTCCAGCAGGATTCACCGTTCAAAACCACTTTGCCGTTGACTTCAACATTCATTTTCATCACCATTCAAGTGGGAATCAGGCTGCGGGCCATCTGGGCGTCGTCCCACCCGATCCGCTCCCAGACAGTTCTGTCTTGCGACAGGCCGCAGCCCTCACCCTCGTTAGGAGATAGACATCTCCTGAAATTTGGGCGGAGTCAGTCGCCCTTCTCCAACTCTCAAGATTCTGGCATCCGTCGATGTCCATGAGAGACCACTCCACTTCGTGGTTTTAAGTATTTCCTGTGGGCGATAGGCGTGGTGCAACGCCTTGTTTTGCTTCTAGGGTCGGGGAGGGATACTCCCTCCCGGATCACCCTCTCCTGCTGCTGCATACAAATACCTCCGCAGCGAGTTCTCGCTCCACTGATTAGCTGCTCGTTAGGCAGCTAGAAATCGTCACCAAAGAAATAGCCATCGCGCATGGAAGTCTCTATACAGATCTCACCTTGACGAGTGAATGATACTACTCTACCGAAGAAAACGGGAAATCAGTTATTTTGCCCCAAGAGTGGGCTGGGTGCCGGTCACAAATTCTACATGCCTGATTTCCTTGGCCGTCTGTTCCGGAGTGGCTTCGACGGTTTCCAGGTGCCTATCCATGTTGGGCTCTACCATCCGTTCACCCAGTGAAGGACTTTCGGCGCTGATGAAGGCGACTGGACTCAGCTTGATCATGAGTTCTCCCTTGAATCGGAAGAGACTCTTGATTGGGATTTCTGCGAATGTCATGTTATGCCTCTAGACTGGATACGTGCCTTCGAAACATTCTCGAATTTCATCCAGCCCACAAGTACACTTTGGAGGAGGCTTCGTTCCGCCTTCTGCCACCTTCTTGTTCCACTCGCTCACTTTGCACTCAGGTGTGTGCTCAGCTTGCTCGAGGTATTTCTGGGCAAGGGTCATACTTTCCCTCTCTTCTCATGCCAATCAGCTTTCATGGCAGCACAATGTTCAGGAGTGAGTTTCTTCCCTTTCCTGGAAAGACTCATCTTGCGACAGGTTTCTTCCGGAAGGGTTCTTCCTGTATTTGCCTTGTTACCCACTCCATTTTTGTTGCCCTTCATGAGTTCACGAGATTCAGCAGAGTTTTTCATTCCAATGCGGGCTTTGCTGATTTTTGCTCTCCATTCAGGAGATCTGTAGGCTCCGACTATTCCATCTCCGCCTTCAGTTTGGTTGTATCCATGACCTTCGTGAGCTAGAGTTCCAAAGAATTTTATGTAATGCTTTTCTAAGTCATTCAGAAGGAGAATCTCACATCTAACCACCTCAGTTATGGTGAAATTCTCTACTCCGTACTTTCTCATAGCTCTATGAAGGGCGAGTTCACTTCCCCACTTGACATCATTCTTATGCTCAGTCCAACGTTTTTCGATAGAAAATTTCGTCTGCCCCACGTACCTTTTCAGGTTCACTTTGTTGGTTACGAGATAGATGTATCCCCGATCGCTCATCTGTTTTCGGTTGCCCACTTGGCGATGATTCCATCCCAGGGTGTCTTCTGAGAGTTTGCTCTCTTCCAGGATGCGACGCGGCGGTCCCAGGATGACGATTTGTACTTGTTCACAGCCTCTACGAAATCCTTGGGAAGTTCAATCTCGATCTTGTAGTAGGACTCAGTCTGCTTGGCATTGAACGGAGCAACCAATGCTCTGGCTTTCTTCAGATAATCACGGAGCCAGCGAAGCTCAGTGTCAATCTTGGGATCGTCCTCATCCTTCTTGAGAGCATCATTCATCAAGCGAAGCAAGCTGGTGCAGTAGTTGGTACGAGGAGTGCTGTACTTCAGATCTCTGAATTTGCCTTCCTTTTCACTACCTGCCAGAGCCGCTTCCATCTCCGCACGATACTTTTGGAGCTTTCCGTACTCAACCGCTGTGAGATCAGCACCTTCAAGTTTCTGACCACACAGCTTCTCATACTTCTTAATGATCTCTGGCATGCGATTATTCTTGTCGTCTGCCAGAAGTGAGAGCAACAGTTGCTCGAGCTCAGGCCACCGCTTGGGAGCAATGTGAGGAGGAGACGTCCATCTCTCTTTGGAACCATAGGAATTTGTGTTATTGAACGCGAACTCGCCTGAAGTTCCTCCGTAGTAATACATCATGTCGTAGTCATCTTTTACTGCAATCATGGCTGCTTCAAGACTAGCATCACGCTCCTTGTAATTCTTGAAAGCATTGAATGTCAGTACATCTCCGAATCTCGTAGAACAGCAAGCCAGAACGAGGTCATGAAGATCCTGGCGCCAAGGCGACGAGCATCTGTAGTAGTATTGCTTGAGGAAGGCCTCCAGCTTGTTTCCGACCTTCTCGATGCCGGTAGTCTCAGTGTCGTATGAATCCTTGGTAGTCGGAGGCGGAGTTGCCACTCCCTGCTTCAGCAAGGCAATTGCTGCTTCTTCGAACTCTGGCCAAGGCTTCTCAGCATTGACTCTGAGATAGGTGTTGCTGACGAAGTTCTGTTTGTAATAGGTGAGGACCGCCTGCAGGTCGTTCATGGTCATCTTCTGTAGCAGGTACGGCTCTGCGGCGGCCACCTTAGAGTTGGCACTTTGAGAAGAACTCCGACGGTAGTTGGACTCCCATTGCAGCTGCTTGATGAACCAAACCACATCAGCGAACTTGGCAGAGGGAAGCCACTGATCTGCCAGATCCTGGACAATCTTCTGTCCTTCTGGCTTGCTGAGTGGAGTCTTGCCATCTTCGCGAAACATGTACTGAGAGAACGGAATCTTGTTCAACTCAAACATCTGAGCAAGGGTTAGAGTTCCCTTTTCCTTCTTCCTCTCGATGGTTTTCTCGATCTTCGCACGATCGGTCAGAAATGGCTTCAGAGTTTCAGGCACCGGCTGCTTGTTGGTCTTGAACCACTTCTGGAGCTTCGCTACGAAGGCTCTGCACTGAGCATCAGTCACATAGGAGAATCCACGCAAAGGAGTTTCCTTCGCAAAGGGTGAGTCCTTGGGATTCAGGAAGTTGCCACCATTGGGATCCCACTGAGCATACTGCGCTCCATTCAAGAAGAAGACATAATCTGGCCCCTTCTCGAGATAGTGAGCGGCAGTGCCCTCGTTTTTGGTGCACCAGTTGGTTCCTTGTGACAGAGCCGAGAGAGCACGAGGATCAGTGACCTTGATGATTTGGTATCTGCCCTCTGTAGGAACGAAGGGATCATCGTGTCCATCCTTTAATTTCTGGCAGACGCTGCAGGTCATCGTGTCGTCATATTTGGGCTTGAATTCATGAGGCTCAAAGGAAGCAACCGTCTCTCCGGATTCATCCACAATGAGTTCGGCGCCAGCGAAGTTCTTGCCACTCAGGATCTGATCTTTGACCTTGTCAAAGTTCGCGTCCATCCACTCTCTTTTGGCACCCTCAGACATCTGATCCCAAGTAACTTCAGCAGGAGCCACAGGAGCTTCTTCTCCCTGCTCGAGAGTTGATTCCCCTTCACCCACAGCATCATAGAGAGTTGCCGGAGTGTACTTGAATATGTCCTTTTCACCTTTGAACTTGGGAGACCGGCGAAGTTTGTTGAAGATCGCCAGCTGCTTGTTGATCTTCTCGATGTCCTCAGGGAGATTGATGAGCTTGGTGTTGGGCTGTCCTCTGGTGATTGACTTGCCCTTGTACATCGAGGCTATCCACTGGACATAGTCCTTTTCGGTTGGATCAGCCTCAATGCACCACTCGATTTCCTGATCTGTAAGACCTTGAGTCTTGAGCAATTGGATCTTCTGCTCAGTCGGACGCGCAACCAGGAGCCATGAAGAGAATATCATGTGGGATTCTTCCTATCGAGGGTATGCCTTCATAGAAAGAAAGAGAAATTGGATTTTGCTCGGAAATATCAGCAGTAGACCTTGCGATCACCCGCTCTACATTGGGCCTGAGACCAAGAAGACTTGCGAGCCTTGCGGCGCTTCGCCTTGACCTTGAAATACTTGGCTGCGTGGCACATAGTTGATCCACAATCTCCATTCCACTTGGCATAGCGTCCCCATACCGGAACGAAGATTCCAGGGGCATCACGATATCGATGGAAGGAGTTTAGATCTCGGTGGGTGCGAAACTCAATTATGCGGGTGCGCTGATGCCGCCGTTCGGCACGGTTGGTAGGGTGCATTGGCTTGTCTCTCCCCGCTCACACCTTATGC